GTTGAATAATTTCTTCTTTGATAAGTTGTTTTAATTCAGATTTTTTCATGATTATACATATTTAACTTTGTATTGCTTGTTACATATTGTATTTGCTTTTCCTACTAAATGGCATCTTACAGTTTCTGGGTTTATATTAAGATCAAGGGCTAAAGTAGTATAGTTTAAGTAGGTTTTAAGGTATTCTCCTGCTATTGTATAAAGAGCTACTGGAGTTCCTTTACCTTTGTTTGGGCTGGTTCTACCTTTATGAGCTTCAGATACTCCAGGTTTGGGGCCATCTGGTTTTCCTTTTTTAGGGTTGGGTTTTCCAGTTTTTGCTAAACGGATTTTTTCAACTTGTTCAGGTGGAAGTTTACGCCCTTTTAATTTATTGCTAGTGGATATTCTACCTTCTATAGGGTGAATAGTTCCTTTATTTGCTTGGCTAATTTTTTGTTTGGTAGATTCTTTAACTATTTCCGATCCTCCACCTCCTGAGTTTTTGTTAATTAGAGGGTAACCTAAGTTTCTAAATAAAATAATATAATGTTTTTCCCAGTATCTCCAGTCATCTACAGAATCTATTGCTTCTAAAATAATAGAAGAATCATTTAATCGTTTTTGGTGGGATTTTTCTCTTTTTTTTGAAAAATTTTTTGTTTTTCCAACATAAAATGGGAGTTTATCTCCTCGATGCAAATAATAAATAATCGTTTTCATACGATTATACATATTGCAAAATATTGGATTTACCAAAAACCGCTAAAAGAGCCTTTTAGACCTAATAAAGATGCGTACCTTGGAAGCCTACATGACCAATAAGATGCTTTTGTTCTATCTTTTTTATTAGCACAGTCATGACGTTTTGCAAATGCACGACGTGCTTCTGGGTTGTTTATTTTAGCTGATAGGCCTGTAGTGTCTCCAAAAGATACTTTTTTAATTCCTCCTCCAGGTTTTCTAACGTAAACATAGAATTTTTTAGATCCACCACGTTTTGGTTTTCCAATTGGTGGGTTTTTCTTTTTACCTTCAGCTTCTTCAAGTTCCTCGTTTTCAAGTAAAAGTAGATCTAAAGGCACTTTAACACCTTCATATAAACCATAGTTACCTAAATCAGTTTCCTCTAAAATTTCTTTATCATCGTCGTTTACATGAATAATTTCACGTAAATACAAAGCACGAGCTTCTGCCCATAAATTAAGAAAAGATTCGGAACCATATCGGAATGTGTTTTCGGTAAGTGGCAATTTATTTACCACGTGATAACGCAGATTTTCCGATAATATTTCTTTAGGTGCTATACTTTCATTTAACACTACACCAGGATTACCTACATTATCACAATCGTGGCAACCACAGTTACAACTATCTTTTTTTGGTGGGGTAGATAATACCTCTTTTATTAAATGTCTTAAACGTTCCATTATCCAAATATTTTTCCGAAATCTAAATATATAGCACTTTGCTTAGCAGCAAAATTATCTAATAGATTTTCATCGTTGTTTAATTTTTCAAAACTAATTTGAAAAAATTTTATACTACCATTAGGAAGAACATTTGCTAGGTAATTTCCATCACCTGGTTTTCTAGATAATTTAGAGGTAACCATTTTAGAGGCCATTGCTCTAGCGCCTTCTTTAGCTTCTGTTGGATTATTTAGTTCTGAATTAACTGTATCTATATTTTGTTTGATAGTAGCAAATACATTATATTGGGATGCTAATCTTTCTAAATCAGGAATACGTTCAAGTTCAAGTAATTGTTCAAATGCTGGGAGTAAATCGGTTCCTTTAAAGTTTGTTGGATTAACAGCAGGGCCTTTATCCTTGCTACCTAAAACTTCACTTAATGCTTTAATACCAAATATAATACTTAGTAATTGTAAATTATCTCTATCAGTTCCAAATCGACCTAAACCAATTTTACCTGTATGAGATTTATATGCTTTAACTTCAACACCTTTTCCATTAATGAATAAATCGGGATCATCACCTGATCGTCCAACTTTTACATCATTTCCTGAAAATTGATAAAGCCAATATAGAGAAATTTCTCCATTACCTACACCTTTTGTTTCACCTTCTTCTTCACCTTTTTTAGGTGGGGCAACATTATATAATTTATCAAATGTTGATTTATCCTCAGAACTTACTTGCTCCATGAAAGTACCATTTTTTAAAGTATATTTTCCTCTTGGTGTGGGAATTTCTTCACCTTCTTTTAATCCTAATGTTTTTCTAATAACCCCATTATAAATATCTTCTTCACTCCCTTCATTAATTTCTGATTTTTTAGGGGATAAAACAGTTTCATTTATTAATTTATGAAGTAATTCAACATCATTAGGATCCTTCATATCAGGATATCCTTTAGGAAACTTATAAGCTATACTATATAAAAATTGTTCTAAAACGTCCATTATGCTTCAGGTGTTTCTGCTGGTGGGGTTTCTTCAGCTGGTGGGGTTGGTTCAGCTCCTGGAAGTTCTGCTTCGATTCCTCCACCTGCTGCTCCTTCTTCAGCTTTAGCTCCATAACGTAAAATATTTGCTATGGATTGTGCTGCTCTTTCTTCTTCAGGTAAATTTAAAAGGTAATATTTTTTACCTTCTACTTGAGCAATCCAACTGCGTTTACCGTAAATCAAATAAAAATTTTGATTGTTTTTTAAATTTATCCTAAACGTAGTAGGACGTGGTGCAACCCAATCAATAGATTCTAAAAAGTTATCATACTCAAGAGTAAGTAAATCAACAATAACCTTTTTAAGTTCAGGGAATTTAGTTAACTCATCATACTCAATAGCTTCTTCAGGAGTGATAGTTGTAGCTGAGTAGACTTGTTTGGCTAAACCTTTGATTCTATCTATTAATTGGTCGCGAGTCATTATTTTTCTTTAAGTTTAGCTAAAATAGCTTCTTTAATTTTTTTCTTCATTGCTGTTGATGTAGCAATTTTACCTGCTTTTTCATCAGACATACCTTTAGCTTTTAAAGCATCGTAAATTTCTCCACGTTTTTTAATTTGTTTTTTTGATATTTCGTCAATAGCACCTTCTTCAGAAGCTACATCTACCATAGCATTAAGTTCTGGTTCTTTTAATTCAAACTCAAGATAATGTTTTGCTGAAGAAATCATATTTTTAGCAGTGATGATTTTTGACTGCCACCAATGAGGAAAATCAACTTCTTGACCATTATCAAATTGATCAACCATTTTGTAAAGTTTCATAGCATATTTACCAATTTGGTAAAGGTCTGCTTTAATCATATGTGGTTCATCATCTTCATGGCCTAGATCCATATCTTCTTTTTGCATGGATTTTTCAATAGCAGCACCACGTTTTTTTTCATAAGATGAAAGTTCTTTATCTTTATTTAGGTCGGCTGCCTTAGGATTACTCAAAGCATCAATAACCATTTCTCTTAATTTGCTATTTTCCATTGCTACATCAGGTTGTGTTTCTTTAGCTTTTTTTTTCTTTTGGTTAGCAACAGCGATACTATAAGCATATAGTTCGCCGTCGGCACCTTTTTCATTGTCAAGTTTTTCTAAACGACTACCAATGATAGACTTAAAGTTCTTCATTATTTCTTGAGAATCTTGAGAATTAAAGTCTTCCATATAAGTTATTTATTAAGCTTTGTCTTCCGCAGTTGAAGTCTTTTTGAATTCAGCTGCAAGTTTTTTAATATTGTTAGCTGCACTACGTGCACGTCCACGAGCTGCTTTCGATATTTTAGCATGCTCAGTTTCCATAACAATAACTTCTGCTTTAATTGCGTCTAAAAGTTCAGTTGTGTTCATAGATTTTATTTTTTATAGATTATTAAATATTAGCCTTCTCCACCCCCAATATATTCGCTAACGAAAAATTTAAGTGTGTTTCCGACTTGTGTTTCAAGTTTTTCATTGCCCATTCCTTTTGCAATTTGGAATGCTTTCATTAAGTTGTCCATAAGATCTGCTTCTGTACCTTTCATATCAGCAGCGATATCTTCTAAACCACCATCAACAGCAGCAGGAGCTTCATCTGCAGGCATATCTTCAGCAGGTATTTCTTCAGTTGTATCAGTTACTTCAACGTCTTCAACGTTTTCAACATCTTCATCTTTTTTCTTTTTTGCTTCTTCAAGCTCATCTTCACCTTCATAAACTGGGTCATAAAGATTTGATACTGCATCATCAGCTTTACCTGGGTTGTCAATGTCTAATTCTAATTCAGCAACAATCATATCCTTGATTTGTTTTTTCATTGCCTCTTTAGTCATTTTATCCTTTTTAGCTTCACCAATTTCATATTCTCCCCCAAGTAATTCTATATCTTTTATATTGTATTTTTCATTACCAAATGGAGTTTTTACTGTGATTTCATCTCCATTAACAGCTATAACTTTTCCGTCAAATTCATCTTTTGGGATGGTTACTAAACTTCCTACTTTTATTGTACCTTCTCCACCTAATTCAGCAATAGCCATTTCACGAATTGTATTTTTTAATGATTCATTTTCATTAAGTGCTTTAAATGAAGGATTTAAATTCTCAAGGGCTTTACTTTCCTTTAAGAATTTTTTTAAGTCAAAATTATCCATTTTATTTTTTGTTATTTGTGTATAAATATTCGGAAAGTAGTGTTCCTATCGCTCCTACCTTCTGTCTTATAAAAGACCATTCATCTCTTACCATATGATGTGGTTCTTTAAATGATATGCCTAATACACCTATTAAATGATTGTCTAAACTATATACGCCAAGCATACAAATAGATTTTGTACCAAATTGGGTAGTTAAATATTCTAAACCAATAGTATCTTCTACTACGCTAACATCATCTATTGATATTTCATCATCGTTGTATATTTTTGAAAGTACTCTAGGGAATAAAGATACTGGAATATTTTGGAATGTATGTTGGATTGGGGGTGTATTTGGGGATGTTTTTTCATAGAAAAAGGAAAATTTCTGAATTGATTTTCCTGTAGGATAAAAATGACCTCCATTATGAAATTGAGCTAACCATACTCTATCACATTTTATTTCATCCATTATTACTTCTAACTGTCCATCTATTAAAGTAGAAGTTTCAAGTGCTTCACGCATTGGAGTTTTCTTATCTGGTTTTTCCATTTTAAGTTTAACCCAATTAACTATAATAGGTCCGATTACTGCTGTAATTAAAGCTACAAGTATTGTTAAAATAATATAAGATAAATTAATAGTAGTTATCATTTTTTAAGTGAATTTAAATATGTTATTACTTCATTTAAAGATTGTTGAGCACGCTCTTTATCTATTCCACCAACCCATTTTTGTACTTCACCGTGTTCTGAAATGAAGCTATTAGCTTTATCATTTAGAATATTTTCAAACCAACTTTTATATTCTTCTATTTGCTGATCAATTTCAGCGTTATGTGTTTTGATTCTATAGTCTTCCCATGTGCCAGAAATTTTCATTTGAGTTTCTGTAACGGTTCTACAGTCTAAACATTCGTTATATGCTTTAAAATAAAAGGGATCTAATTGTTTGTCCATTACTTGTTTGCATTTTGGACAAAATAAAGGAACTGCTGCTTTTTTAAAACTATCAAGTTTAGTAACATTTTCTTTTATACCATCTCGGATAGTCCAAGTTTTACCTCTTTCTTCCCAAACGTCACCTTCTTTATGGTCTTCTTGAGTTTCACCATTATAACCAATCCCCATTGTAGAACGATCACCATGTTTACCTTTGACAAGGTTACGAAGACGTTGAACGTCTTTTTCTACAAATTGCTTTTTTAAAACATTATCTTTCATTAAACCCGTATTTTTCTTTTAATGTATTTATAGTATCAGTAGCATTTTTATGTAAGATACCTATACCACCAGCTGCTTCCCAAGCTGTTATATTTTTTTCCATATCATCTATAAGTATGTGATTCGGAGCAGCAAATTTAGCCTTTTGAACAGCGGGTACAAAAATTTCTTCACCTACATTATATAAATTTTTATCAATCCATTCTTTTTTACCTATAATAGCTTCATTGTATTTAGGATCAAGTTGTTGGTCTTGAGAAAGTTTAAAGTCTATAGCTGGAGCAGAAAGTATATTTGGTTTATATGGAGCAATAAATTTCCATAGTTCTGGTCCTCCTGGTTGAGGGGGTAGATTTGACCAAAAAATTCTTTCTGGTGTTTTGCCTAGTTTTTTTCTAAAAAAGTTCCAAAAAAATGATTTTGGGTATGTGTTAGCTTTAGCCGTTGACATTTTTGTTAAGTCTTCATATCCTTTATCAAAATCACATAACACACCATCCATATCACAATATATAGTGTATTCAGAATCAACATTTTCATTAAGTGAATTCATTGAATTCACACGTTGAAGTAAATCTTCAGTAAATGGGACTCCATGTCTATTTTTAAATTCTTTTACTAACTTGTCAGTAGATAAACCTTTATTTGTTAATAAGATATATGCTCCTAAATCAGCATCCATTTCATCATCTTCAGAATATGGTCCTGTATGTCCTAAAAGCAAATGTGTTACTTCGTGCGCTTCAACAAATTTTAAATCATTAAAATCTAAATCAGAATTTACAAAACGTTCACCATCAATGATTATTGTTTTGTCTTTTGGGTAATAGAAACCGTATCCATATTCGTCAAATAATGGTTTTAAACTTGGATAGTTTTCGTTTTCTTTAAAAACTACTAAAATGTTTACACCTGGTTTAAAGGTACTAGGATAAGACAATGCATCAGAATCATCTTCTTCTAATAGTTTTTCTCTAAATTGAGATGGAAGTGACTTACCTTTAGTTATTGCTCCTAAAAAAGTTGTACCCGAAATTCCTAAAACAGGTAAAGTACTCATTTTAGCAATATCTGTTGTGTTGCGTTTTAATTTTGTTTTTTCTTCAGGAGTAAGAGAATTTTTATCTTTTAAATATTTTTTAAGCAATGGTCCAAATCCTTCTAAATCTTTTTTTTGAGATTTAAGGGCATCAAAAAAAGCTGTTGATTTTTCTTTTATTTTATCTAAAATATTTTCATTTAATTCTTGATCTTCAGTAATTGAATCTGTCCATCCTCTAAACATCATATTACCTTTTTCGTATGCTTCTCTTTCTATTTCAGGTAAATCACCTTCTTCGTTTGTATTTTGAGTTGCAATATTACCTAAACGGTTATCACAATTTTGCATATGATGGATCATTTCATGCGCATATGAACGCATAATATCTTTTGGATGACGATCCATTGTATAAAGTACTATAACGCGGTTATTCGGATCGTAATATGCTGTTTTACCGAAGAAGTCTCTAGCATTTTCAATATCATCATTTACAAATTTTACTTTAGGTAAAGGACGAAGGTTCATGCCTTTATTTAACATAAATTCAGTAAGTGATTTGATTAATGGAGGGTAATCATGTTCACTTGGTTCAGCATATTTTACTTCATCAAGTGGGGTTTTAGTTAAAATAGACCAAACTTTGTCTTTTTCTTCTTGAGAAAGTTGAGCAGGTAAATATGATTGAAATCTTTCTTTTTCACCACCAATTAAAGCAGCACGTGTATTTGTACCACTAACTCTATCATCACTACTTTCTGATCGGATAACAATGGTTTTAAAGTTAGGATATTTTCCTTCTAAACTATCAAAACGTTTTAAATCACCTAAATCCATTTCACCTCGAATACCTACTACTGGGTAGAAAAATGTATCTGGGTTGTTTTTAATCATAGAAGCAACATCCGAAATAGGGGATGAATTTTCTGCTATTTTAATTTCAACGTTAGATGGTAAGTATTTTTTGTAAATATCCCATATTTCTTTACTTTCCTCTTTAGAAACACCGTCTCGGTTTTTATGGCCAATTAAAACGATTACTTTTTCAAAATTAGGATTTTTTGCTACTTCATCAACCAATGCAAAATGACCTACTGTAGGTGGTTTGAATCCACCAGGAACAAGAGCAATACCTTTTTGCCCTTCTGCCTCTAATATAGGCTGTATAAGTACTTTAACGAATGAATTCATCTATTTTATTTTTAGCTGTATCCATTGAATCAAATTCAGGTAATTGGTTAACCATAGATTCAATATCCTTATTTAATTGAGCTTTTTCAGCATCTGATTTTGCTTGTTCTTCAGGAGTTTTAGGCTTACCTGTAGCAGTAGATGCTTGAAGGAACGGTTCAAGTAAATCAGTGTTAAATTCTCTATTAGCGTCTTTTGGATTGTTGTTTAATAAGATAAAATTATTACCAAACGCTTGTTGATATGTTCCAATATTTTTATTTACATCTCTCCAAGTACGTAATACAATTCCAGGCATTAAACTCCTGTCACGTTGTTGATTACGTTCAAGTGAAACTAAGGGAGAAACATAGATCATTAACATCAACGTTTCATACCCTAAATCTTCTAGTTGTTGTTGTTTTTTTAAAACGGGTCCAGATGCAGCACCAGTTCCATCAATAACAATATTATTTTTATTTTCTACTGATTGAGATAATTTGTCTTGGGTAACTTTTCTAGCTTGAGCTTGTAGTTTAGATGCTTGAGATAATTGATCGGGAGTAAAATCCTTTTGTTTTAATCCAATTCCACTTGCTTTTAATAGCTCTTCGTAAGTGTCATCTGAATTGATAACTGTAAATGTATTAGGGATAAGTTTAGAGGATATATAAGATTTTCCACTCCCTGCAGGGCCAGCTAAAAATATAGTTTTAGGACCATCTTTCATTTCCTTCAACAATTGAACTAAACTTATCATACTTATACATATTATATCTCTTTCTTAACGCTCGTTTTAAATTCAGTAAATACAGGCGCTTCATTGGGGTTTTCTAAATCAAATAAGCGTTTTACTGTTTTAAAAATTTCGATATTTTCTTCTTGTGTACGAGATGGTAAAATCATTTCCCATCCTTTACCTTGCATTTTATCTTTTGAACTTTTACGTTTAGAAGATTTTAACCATAAAATACCAGTTTTATCAGGTTTTACTCCAAAACATTCTTCATAACAATGAGCATAAACTGCTGCTTGTAATTCATAAGTTGTTTGAATGTGGTTTGATGT